GAAGCTGTTCCTTACGGCATATTACCATCTTTGGCTTATTACCGCTATCATAGTCGCGCCACACAGATTGTGGTACGTCCTTCATAATTAAATACTCGATGGCCTGCTCTTCTGTCATGGCCTCAATGGGCTTGCTATTGTGTAGCAGATAGCCACGAGTATGCTTTTCAAAATCAGGCTGCGCCTCGTCTTGGGCCAGCATCCAGTAAACTTCAACCGGCGGCAGGATACCGCCCTGTAGCGCACACGCCATCCAGTTGGGGTCAGGCACAAGTATCTTAGCGCACTCATCTACGCTGTCCTCATACACCACACGATACTCTGACTGATGACCTTCTAGGTTTTCCTTCGCCCAACATAGGCGGTCCCATAGGTGTGTGCCTTGAAATTCTGGTGTGTCTATCATGCAAGGTCTCCGTGTTGTATTACATGAACAAAAATTCTATCGCCTTTTGAATTTGAACCTGAAAATATTTCGTGACGAGTTGAAGTTGTAGTTACAGCTACACAAGAGGTAAATGAATTAGCTGGGTCTGTTACAGTATTACCATTACTACCCACAGGAGCCATATTATTAGTGCTATCAAATGCACTGGATAAAGTTATTGTATATTCACCTGAAGCGTGGTCGGTAAACCCACTTACGTTAAGTGACCCACGCGCTGATATAGTGCCTGCTGAACCATCAAAATTCACCCATCCTTTTGCACTGCCGCCTACAACATACTGCGTATCAACCGTGCCAGCGGTACTGTGTTCTAGAGTATCTGCTTTTATTTTTCCAAGAGCCATTATGCGAGGTCTCCACAAAATTGCATTTGAACATACTCAACGTCCTGCAAAGCTTGATTATCGGAACGTGCTATCTGAAGTTTATTTACGCCAGTTGTAGCTTGGTCAGTGCTTGCGTCATTGATACACATATCCGTATATGAGCCTTTAACTGAAGATGTCCCAACAACCGAAAAATCATTATTTGCAAAAGCATTTGTTACGTTTATTCCATACACTCCAGTTCCATCGTCATCGCTGGACGAGACGTTAAGACTATCTCTTACTGTTGCGCCTGATGCTGTACCATCAAAGTTCACCCAAGCCTTCGCCAGCCCCTGCTGTAAGCTAGTAGTCGTGCTATTACCTTCGCCTGTAACGAGGATAACGCCAGCGGTGCCTACGCCAGTGAGTTTGTCTGTTTTTACCTCACTCATGCTAGGTCTCCGTGCAACATAGTAGATTGTGCGCGGTCAGTGAAAGTAGAAGACTCAACCATATTTCCTCTATATCCCGTAGATGACTGAGCGTCTATGTAAGGCTTGTCCATAACATTACCTTGCGGCGAAATACATATAGACATAGAGTTTCCATCCATGTTGCTTGTAAAGGCTATAGTTTGTTTTCCTGTACCAGTGTCTGCCATTGAAGCCACGTTAAAACTTTTTAAAATAGTTGTGCCAGCTTCATTACCTAAATGAAAACATTTAGCCGCTGTCTGCTTAGTCAACGTAGCCGCACCACCGCCTGTTGATTGAATGGTATCTGCTTTTAATGTACTCATAGCGTCACCAATGTCCCACCGTTTTCCACGGTTAATGTAACACCAGAAGCCACAGTAAATGGGCCAGTTACGTTGGCGTTCTCTGTGGCTAGTATAGTGATGTCAGATGTAAGTGATTGTGCGTTGGTACGAAACAAACCACCGCCCTTGAAGTTACCCTTGTTCTCAGCGGCAGGAGCGACTGTGCCAAGGGCGTTACCAAGGTAGTTTACAAATATATTGTTACCAGCGTTACTAGATGGAGCCGCACTAAAGGTAAGCGTTGTGCCATTCGGGACAGTGTATGCGTCCCCAGCTTCCTGAATAACGCCGTCCACGGAAACCAATATGCTCTGGGCAGAGCTTACAGAAGTTGTAAGCGTAAACGTAGTCGCGCTGCCATCACCACTAAACTCTTGAACAGCAGGAATGCTCTCAAAGTTTGTAGCAGGATTGTTACCATAATACGGCATCAGGTGATCTCCATAATACTCGCTACTGTGTCAACGCTGTTGGCGGTATCTGATTGAATTATCAAACTGTGACCCGCCTCCAACACAATCTTGTTTCCAGCCATGTACTCAAAACTAGACGCGGAAGGGATAGGTATATCTTTTGCAAGAAATACAACCTGCCCAGCGTTGAGCTTGATGTCTACGGTAACTTGACTTGTTGAAGTGTTAGCTAAAGTCAGGCCAATAACAACCGTAGTAGTGCTTGCTGGCGCGGTGTAGACAGTCATATCACTTGCCGCGACTACATTTGCTCCGTTGAACACTTTGTTCTTAAACGTATTAGCCATGAGTTTACCCCTTAACCTACATCGTCAAGTAAAGCGATAACGATTGCGTTAGCTGTTGCATCACCCGTTCCGCCAAAATCGGAAGAAATAGCATGAAGGTCTGCAACGGTTACATTAGGTAAACGACCAAACCATGTTTCTGATGCGCCAATAAAGATACCGTCAGCTAGGTCGTTTGCTGCGGTGCCTGCGTCAATCGAAAGCATAATACCGTCTGCGGAAGATAGGTTCTGAACAAACAGAAATTTAACCTTATCGCCCGTTGCAACCGCTGTTGGAGCGGTATCTTGGTCAACCGCCGTATAATCAATAAACGAGCCAGCAATCAAATCAGCAGAAGTTGTAGTAACCGCTGTTTTCTTGTAATACCACTTATCGTTTACGTCTACAGGAGCAACATTCATGCTCCCTGATAGCGTCACCGCTATCTCGTCTGGCAACATTGTTGCCGAAATTGAAATGCTTGCTGAGTTTGCCATTTTTTACTCCTATCCTAAAGCTATGGCTAGGGCCGTAGCTGTACCAGCTATAGCCGTATTATTATCTAGTTGAAGACTATCCCCAACGCTCACTACGCCACCACCAGAACCCGCGCCATCAGCATAGACAATGTCTGTGCTACCATTAGCGATAGTGACCACAGTTCCTGATCCTTGTTTAATCTGTGCGCTGCGGCTCCCAGTCAAGGAGTTTTTTATAATGAAGAATTTTGCTGCTGTGTTAGGCGCAATCGTGACCACATTGGTTCCACCAAGGTCAGACCCGCTGTCAATAATGTTAATGACGGAAAACATACCTGTCTGAACATTGCTTTGTCCAGAAGTAGGAGAAGCCACTCGTATAGTAAGATCAGTTGTTAAATCTGAAGCTGTTAGGTCTGCCGCACCTGTTACTCTGTCAAAAATATCAAAGTTGAAATTGGTGACATCGCCCCAAGTACCAGACAACTCACCTGTGGCTGGTTTTTCTATACCCAGGTTTGTACTAAACGAACTAGCCATACATTGCTCCTATGCCGCTATATCTGTCCACGAAGGCGTTTGTGACGGGGTGTCCTTCGTCCAGTCTGTTGATACGCCTGCCACTGCTACCCAATTTGGAGTTTGGTCAACATCAATTTCATCATATATCAGGACTATACCAGTATTTGCAGACGCTGTAACCCCCGTAACTAAATACTTAGATTCTATAACAGGGATAGTAGTTGCATTTCCTGTTGCGGTGCTTCCTGTAGCACCTACATCAGCGTTTGCAGTAACACTTTCAGAGCCTACCGCTGAAGTAGCAGTAGAACCCGTAACAGCATATTTAGACTCTAAAACAGGGACGGTGGTGGCAAGACCGTTTGCACTTGCCCCAGTTGGGACAATTACACAGGTTCCTGTAACACCCTCATCCCCAAGACTTGTTGTGGCTACTGCCCCAACGCCAGCTACATTAGCCGAACAGTTTGTGGTTTCCTCACCAAGCGAGGTGGTTCCTACAACGCCCGTAACAGCAACAGGAAGCGCCTCGTTCCAAGCTAGTTGGCCCCAAGTGCCGCGTCCCCAACCATTAATAATTGCCACGGGATTACTCCATTACGCTATGCGGATAATGGCATTACTCGCATCGGCTGTCGGAAACTGCACTGTAAAAGTACCAGAAGTAGATGTTTTGTTAGAGGTAAAATCTAAGACTGCTACTGCTTTATCGCCGTTTGTGTCATTGTAAATCAAGGCACCCATCGCAGTTATAGTAGCGGTAGTGAAGCTAAGATCCGCAAAATCAGTAAGGGCCGTAGTTCCAGAGGTGGTTGGAGCAATATTAGTTAACGCAGTTCCACCTGTAGCGTAAGACCCACTTGAAGCAACTTCTCCTGTTGTAACAAAGGCAGTTGTTGCCGCGCCTAAAGTTGCTGTAGAGCTAGATTTTCCACCGCTACTTTCGGCATATAACGCAAGTTTAAACGAATTACCGTTTGTAGCAAAATTATGTGTGCCTAACATCAGTTCTTGCTTAAATGATGTACACATCGCTTGTGCAATAGCCATTACAGTCTCCCTATAGCTTGGGCTAGTTCCAGTTGACCCGCTTCACGGACTTTCGCACAAATTGTAGCACGTTCTTCCTTTCTAGCCAACTGTACATAATAATGCACCAGATTGTGAACTTTATCCTTAAAAGCCTCAGCTTGAAGTCTAATAGGTTCAGGAGCATCGTCAGAAATATAAATAATTTTGTTTGCTGCCATTTCCGCAATTTGATCATTAGATAAGCCTCCGTTGTCTGAGGTTATAATGTTTACGGCTCCCACCGTAGCTACACTTAAATCAAACATTATCGTGCCTTCCAAATAAGATAGGGTTGCTTTCCACGGGCTCTGGCGGCATAACTTCTGATTGTTTTGTTATCACTAGCCCTCCATTTTCTACCATTTGAACAAATGGGTCATCAAGTCTATGGTATCCATATAGCTTTTCGTTGTCAGGAACATTCGTGTCTAATAAAGTAGACCTATGGGCCACTTCAATTTTAATCCCCTTTGAAACAGCTATAGCGCACCAAAACTCAACACATGCCCTGCCTGATTCCGCCATACTTACATCTCTGTAAGTATAGTCAATTCCATAAAGACAAATCTTAGTTGCTTTTGCCCAGATAGCATAAGCAACAGCATAAGCAACGGTGTTGTTAAAATAACAGTAGCCAAGTTCAGTAGCTACTTCTTTGAGGGGAAACAGTTCTAACTGTTTTACTCGTTTATCTAACTGACAAGTAATAATAGGTTTTTTGTTCTGTTTTAAAAACTTACGAGCAATACCCGTTTGAGATCCAGCGTTTTCTGAATCAAGAAACCTAGACACAGGATCCATCATAAACGTTTTATCAACGTGAATAATACCACCAATACAGTTTATACCCCATACTTCGTCAAATTCTTCAGAGGCAACTCGCGCAGATATATAATCAGCGTAGCTGCTTCCAAGCCCAACAATTGCTATTTTCATGTCTTGTTTGCCCTTACTAGCCCTTCACGATATGCGTCTGTGTTCTCTACACCATCAGCGTAGTTCTTCAGCCTTTGAAGAGACTCTGCATACCTAGCTATGTATAACTGAAGTATGTCTGTCTCGCCCTTCATAAATGTATAAGCCTCAATTAATGAAGCATACAACAGAGCATTAGGGGCATTTTCGCTTACCCATGTTAAAGTAGAATCAGCACCAGTAGAAACAACTGTGCCTGTTGCACCGCTTGTTGCTCCTGTAACTGTTTCACCTACTGTGAAATCTGTGCTAGGAATAATAATCCTAGATGTGGTGGATGTTAAAGCCTCTCCAATTGTGGTTGTTGCGCCACTTGTGCTACCTGTAATTGTTTCACTGTCAACAAAAGTCCCAGTAACACTGCTTAAAGTTAACACAAACTGACTTACAGTTAGGCTATCTGGCCTATAAAAATAATGCAATTCAGCAGAGTAACTGGTGTCAGGAACAGGAGACAAAATAAAGTTTTGATAATCATAAACAGCGTAATATTTTGGAGTTCCAGTTGCAGATGTAGGATTAAACTCTTGTATAAAATTAACGTCTTTCTGTAATAAAAATTCTTTAGTGCTAGAATTTGTAACACTTAAGCTAAAAGAAGCTAAGTAATCTGTGGGAACAGCTAAGAACTGGTTATCAGAAGTTGTTGTTCCAGTTACGTTCTTGCGAAAATAGTCTAAATCAACTTCTTTTAATATTCTTTCTTCTGCATTTTTAATGAAGAAACTAAGGTTGCTTATAAAAGTAGCCTCAGAGTTTTCTGTCCATTGTTGCAAAGCTGTCTTTAATGTTGAATATGTAAAGCTCATGTTGTCACCGTTACCGTTCCTAAACTAGCAGTAGCCTCAAAGCTATTTAGTTCGGTTCCTATTATGCCAAGACCAGTGTTGGTATAAACAACAAAAGCCATAAAATCTTCACCTATTTGAATGTCTGGACGAGCATCACGCAAAGATTCTGCATCAATTGTATGTCTAACAGATTCTATTTGAGGATGCTTTTCTTCGTATTCGTCTTTTCCAACAAGAAGCCCATTCCACTCCTTTCTCATGTCGCGCAAACGATACCTAAATCCAGATCTGTCAGAAATACCATAAGCATCTTTCCCAGCGGCAAATTTACCCATTACCTAATCCTGTAGAATTGAAGGTTGGGGCTTACATTAAACGATGCTCTATCACGATCTTCTGCCTGCGCCTTATCAAACTCTTCATCATATATGGTTTTTAACACCTGTATTCTTTCTGGCGCTTTCTTAATGGACAGGTAGTAAGCAAGTCCAGCAGCTAAACAGGGATAAAATCTAAACGGAACATCTACCGTGTTGGAAAAAGTGTCAGCGTCATCAATTCTTGTCAGGCAATCGTAAATCAGTACATCTGTACTGTTTTCAGGAGTAGGCCAGATTTTGATTACAGGTGTTACCTGACGATCAATAAAAAACTGCGAAGGCCTAGATTGAGTGTCTTTTGAATTTATTGATATATAAGAATCTCTGCTTATTCTTGACATGGACAAGTCAGAATCGCTTCTTCTCACAACCATAGACAGAACATCAATAACGTCTGCATCAATAGTATAACTAGCAGTGCCTTGCGTTAAAGCTTGGGTACGCTGCGCAATAGTCCATTGATTAAGGCCGCGATTAGCCCAATCAGCAAACATTAAATTTAAAGAACGCTTGGCGGTCTTTAGGTCGTAACCAGTGCGAACCTCTAATCCACATCTTTCAAAAGCTTCTTCAATGTAATCACTTACATCTAGCTCAAAGTTAGTTGACCCAGAAACAGTCATTATTTATCATCCGCATACAGGTTGTTAAAAATCTGATTCACATCCATTGTATAGTCTAAATCTGATTTTGAATAGTGTATATGCTGTGAGGGCAAGAAATCAGGAGCGCCTTGCCCAGTTTCAAACCATGCTGGATGTGTAGTACGAACACGGTTATTAGGCAAAGCAACGATATTTCCAGTATATTTACCCGCGTCCAAAAGCTCTAAAACATGACTTTGTTTGTGCTGCGCTGGGTCATCAGCTATTTCGCTTTCCGTGTAATCTACTGTAAAATAGTATTTTGCTGGGAAAAAGTCTGAACCTATTTTCGCCAACCAAGGGCAAGGGTGAGTTCTTTCCATACGGTAAACAGCATGCGTATGAGACATACAATCCCAAGGTTGAGCCAAATGCACGGGCATCGGTTCAGGCCACTCTTCAAAAGGAGTGTCTCCAACTAACGCTGTAATGGGCATACGAGCCCACATCGCACCGCCATGAACATTAGGGTCATCAGTACCATCTACTTCGCATCCAGTAAAAATCATCTGAAAACTTAAGCATCTATTTGGTATGGTAGTAACCGCAATAGCCATGCCGTGCAAAAATTCACCATGATAACGCTCGTGATTTACCGTATACTCACGGCGAACCCAGCACTTAAAGTGAGGTATATTGCTTTGTAAAAAAGGCATTTTAGGCCTTTACTACCTTCATCCCCATTTTCTTTGCAGCCGATCTAAGTTGAGCTACAGACATTTTTGATGCACCACCTTTAGCCATGCCTTTTTTCTTCATTGCAACGCCGCCCTTAGCGTAGCCTTTTTTCTTCATCATGCCACCGCCACGCATTTTTGCAACGCCACCTTTAGCCATTCCTTTTTTCTTCATCATTTCTTGGTTCTCCTTTTTAAAGATTTAACTCTTCTTGGCTTACCCGCTGGTTGACCAAGTTTTTTCTTCTGTGTTATTCTACTACTTTTTTCTTTAGCTGTCATCTCTTTGGAGGTTTTAGGGGTCTTAGAAGAGATCCTTTTGCTGGGGCGACAATATGGAGTACCCCGTTTTTCACCTTTGCTACGCCCACATGCTTTCCCCGTGGAAACGTCTTTCCAGTTTTCTTTGAACCATCGCTTGAGAGCAAGCCCACTTTTTGTTTTCCTTACTGTCATTTACACTCTCTTATATTTATTGTCACATCGGTAGCTTACAGACTTGTATGGCGCAGGAAACAAAAGCTGTGTGTCTTGGAACATCTGAAGCACACGCTCAATACACTCAGCCTGCCTATCGTATGGGCCTTTGGCATCTACTACCTCAATACAATCAGCACCAAGTAGCGGCGCACATATTATAAGAACCGCTGTAAACATCAGTTGCTCGCAAACATGATTGAGGCTGTGATGCAGACAGCAACAAATATTATAGCCATAAGAGATATGCCAACAGTCTTAGCAAGCTCCATCAACTCATGGTTCTTGCGATTGCGTTCTACCTGTTCTTGCTTTGCTACTTCTTTGGCTTCTTGTATCCGTTTAGCACGTTCATTGACAATGCCAGACCACGTTCCATGACCGAATCTTTGGTCAACCATCACAGACACTTCATATAACTTTTCTGCCGCAAGCCGAGCGTCAATAGTTTCTTTTGCCACAGAACTAACATCAAACTGGTTTACACCAGATTTTTTGTTTCTAGCGCGTTGAGTCTGTTGCTCACCAGCAAACAGGTTGTCTATATGATCAGCTATTTCGCCAATGTCATTAGCTGTACCGATAGCACTTTTAATTCCGTCTACTGCCGCTTTTACTAAGCTGATACCTGCTAGTGCAGTGCTAATCGGTTCCATAAGACCCTCTAAAACTTAAGAATATTTAGTAGATTTTCTTCTATTTTCCATTATTGCGCCACACCCTCTTGCGATGTTAGGGTTTTTTGAAGGACGCTTTGCCCTTGTAACTGCCCCTCCATTATTCATTGTAACAGCACCACCAGTGGCCTTCTTCTTGGCTTTCTTCTTGCCGCCAGTGCCGTAATTAGCGGCACCAACTTTTCTGCATTTCGCAATAGCGCCTGAAGCATATGCGCTTGGAAAAACTCTGTAACGAGCTTTTACTTTACTATAACAAGCGTCTTTTGGCATTTTAGAACTCCGCTTTGACGGTGAATTTGAAATCTGCTTCGGGATCGAACTGCGCGAGATTGTCATCGTAAGTCCTTCCTGTGAATTCTTCCCACATAGGCCTAATCATGTCATGAAGCTGGTCTATTTTTTCATTATTAGTATCAATCTTCATAGCCATGACTGCCACATTTTTATCAACTTCAATAAGAGTTGATGAAATCCATGTAAGACCAGCGACACAAGCGCCTATAAAAGCTACAAAAATAGTTCCTGCTACGAACTGAGAACTTAACATTTCCACCTTTTTCTAGCCTGACGCAACCGACTGTTAGGGTTTTTAGCTGCCTTTGGAAACTTCTTCATCTGCCCAGCAGACCTAGCGCAAAATGATTTGCGTCTTTTGGCAGCTGTGCTTCCTTTTTTAACCTTGCCAGTAACTGCTGTTTTAAGCTTGCTACCAGGATTAGCTTTTCTATAAGCTTTTACGCCTTTTTCTGTCATTCCCGCGCCTTTTTTGGTAGCGCGAAAATTACCAGATTTCACCGAGTTTTTAATCGGTGTTTCTTTTTTTCTAGGCATAGAAAAAATTCATCATATCAATCGTACCAACTGTGTATTTAATAGATAAACCGCTTTGAAACAAAATCCCTTCATCTGGGATAGTATTATCTAGCGTTGTATTATCTGTGCCAATGGTTCTTGCCTTAAATAATACAGTCCCATCCTCTGGTGTTCCATCAACAAACTCAATAACACCTGCTGTTCCGCCAGATACTATTGAATATCCTTTAAGTCTAACTGGCCCACCAAAAACAGCTTGAGCCGCAGTAGCAAGAGATCCTACAATTATGTTCCCTGCAAACTGTGCAGAACTTGTAACTGAAGTAACTGTTTTAAAATATTTAGCTCCATCTACGTTTTCAGCAGAACCAGTAGAAGTAATTACTTCTGTTATCACGTTGTCAAAAACATCTGTACCGACAATAGTATTACTTTTGCCGTTGTCACTTGTTCCTGCCGTTGTCACTGATAAGACTCTGGCTCCGCCAGAAGCAAATGCAGTATTTGCTAAAGTTGCAGCAGTATTTGGTCTAGCGGCAGTGACAATAAAATCATCATCCGCTACTACTTCATCGCTGATAAACTGGACTTTTACGTCTGAACGACCCATTTTAATCTCCTTAAAAAGAGAGGGTTTTACCCCTCTCTAAAAAAATTAACCGTTATTGAAATCAAATGCTGCGCCGTGAATCTTTATAACCAGCTTACCCGCAGTATAGGCAGCATCAGTTGCATCACCACACGTTAGATACAAAAACTTCTTAGTAAGTGCCGCTAGTGTCGCTCCACCGTCTGCTTCAACATAAAACCCAAGTGTTAAATCTCCGTTGTTAAGGAGAACAGTCCCACTTGTGACAGCCGCATTTTCTGCGTCCGTTCCAGTTGCAGAACAAACAAGATTAATATCTGGATCTCCACCTGTTGGAACTTCTAAACAAGCGAACTCAATCAAGTAAGGAATACCATTAACAGCAGTAGTCAACTCAGCAATATAAGCGTTTGCCGTACCGCCATCAGTACCAATAACATCATCCGCGCCACCTGAAGCAAGCCCACCGTGAAGATCAACAAGAATTGTTGTCGTGATGTCTCCACCAATTTTTGTAACAAAGGTGTTGATGGCTGCATCAGCAATACCAGAGCCATGTGCGTTTGGAGTAATGTTGAAGATAGTAGCCGCTGTACCCAAGCTGGCGTTATTTGCACCAGTAGACGTTCCTGCTGCAACAATATTGTTTACACCAGATGTAGCAACTTTTTGAACCTCAAGAACACCGCCGCTTGTCGCAACAATATGGTCAGTAAAAGTTCCAAGCGTAGAGCTTTTTGAAATGGTTTTGAATCCATTTTCGGAGCGTACCGCTCCGTTGAAAGTAGTAGTAGCCATTGAGATCTCCTGTCGTGGCTAGAGTCAGCCCCACATTAGGGCTGTCAGGGAATAAAAAAACTATACATCAAAAAAGAAAGGGCGGCAACTGCCGCCCCTTCCAACAAGAACAATTGTTCTAATTTATGCTGCGCCCGGTGAACCGAACACTGCGCGAGGATCGCTAAAGCCGAAGCTATAACGCTCACGAGCCTTGAACCGCATGTTGCCAGTATCGAAGTCAGCTTCCATACCAGTTGACATTGGAGTTCTTTCAAAGTGCTTAAAGCCGTTAGGCGCATCCGTCTTGATAAAGAAAGCATCTGTATCAGTCAGGAAGTGATTAACAACGTAACCTTCAGGCAACATACCCATATTTCTATGAGCATTTACATCGTTGTCGGCTGTGCCTGGACGAAGTGTTGACTCAAGAAGGCGATCAGCAATGAACTGAAGCTGTGGTGGAACAATTAATTTCATACCGCGAAGTGCGATAATCATGTTCCGCTCATCAACGAATGTTGAGATGTCAATAAGAGCATTCTCAAGTGATGTTTCGTTAAGGTCAGCAGCCACTGTTGGCTCGTTACGAAGAGTACCACCGCCAGCTAATGGGTGGTCAGTAGCACAAAGCTCCTTACCATCACCGCCTGTAACGCTGCTGCTGAATGCATTATTCAGTGTTGCCGCAGCCTTAACTTGCTTTGTGTGCGCCATAGAGCGTGCAAGAGCTTTTGTATAACGTGCGCCAAGGCGGTCATACAAATTATCTTCCATAGCTTCTTCAGTCAACGCAAACGCAAGTGCGATTGTCTCATGTGAGTAACGTGCTGTGTAAGCCTCTGAAGCAGAGTCAAACGCAACGCCAGATCCCTCTGACTTAGTATTTGCATTACCAAAGCCTACGAGCATTACCTCTTCTTCAAATGCACGATCTGAAGACTCGGTGTCGTAAATTTCAGCATGCTCGGCATCGTAACGATCATATTCCATTCCGAATAGAGCGTTAAGGCCGGGCTCTAGCTCTTTCGCTAGTTGAGCTCTTGAAATAGCCATTATTCGGCCTCCTTATGCTAATCCAGCGCCTTTAACGCCGAACATGTGGTTTCCAATTACACACAAAACATTTGTATGTGCTGATCCTACATCATTGTTTTCAGGATCTTCTGAAATATCAATGACTTTTAAAGGCAACGATGTTGCCGTTCCGCCGTCTGTGACTTGCAATTCAGCCCCTGAAAGACCTGTAACGGTGCTTCCAGCAGTTGTGTAAACAATATCAAAGTTACCCAAAAGATCTGCTACAGGGAATGCAATCGCAGCTTGAATTTCAAAGATAACCATAGGGTCATCAATGATAAATGCGATTATGTCAGAAGCAACAGTGCTTGCAGGATAGAAGTTTGAAAAAGTTTTCTTTCCTGTTGTTGGGTCAGTGTACTCACATCCATTAAACACGCCAACAATAGGAACAGTCCCACCATCAGCATGAACTTCAATTCCGCCGCCAGTTACTTGCATAACCATATCGCCTTGGAAAATTGCAGTGCCATAATTGCTGGCAATGCGATAACGGCTTTGCCCACCAGTATAGGGTGTTCCACCTATCCTTTTGACGGGGCGCATGCCAAATGCGGCATCTTGATTCGCCATAATTTAGTCTCCTTGACTAATTGTCCCCTCCCTTCGGGCCACCAAAGGACACGGAAGAGGAACGTTGAGGTTTTTGCTTTGGCATGTTTGGATTGTTTTCACGCATCCAATCACGATCCACAGCTTCCATTTGATTTTGCGTCACTGATTCGTAGTGAGCAGTTCTTTGTTCCACGATTTCTTCTGGTATTCTGGCTAAAACCAGACCACCTACGCCAATCACGCCAGCGTTTTTTCCTTCATCCAAAACAGGGGCATCAAAATCAGGATGGTCTTCTGCTTTTACAAGCTCCCATCCTTCACGCCTCTTTTTGTGAATATTGTTTTTATCATCGTAGCCCATGACAGATTCACGGATCCAACGGTGTTTGTAGCCAATAGGGGCTTCTGGAGCCTCAAGTGTTGAAGGCGGTTTCCAATCGGCAGTTCTCGCTTTTTTTTCACGGGTTTGCGAATCCCGGCTTGCACGATCAGTCATTTCGCTTTCCTCTCAAGTTTCGCTACCTCTTTTGCGTATAGCTCAAGAGGAATTTTCATTTTAGTAGCAAAAGCCACCTGTCCCGGCGTTAGTTCCACCGTCTTTTTCCGTCCACTTTTAGATGACCGTCCATTGGACGCAGGAGCAACAGCTTGGACGTTCTGCCGTTTATCCTGAAATTTGTGCGGCATTTCTTGGCGCATGCGCCTATCTATTTCCGCGTAATACTCGTCTGATGAAGGATCGTAATCTTCAACCCCCACCAGTTGCTCGTGCAAAGCCTGCGCTCCACGAGTCATAAACATATCCCCTTGAGGTCCAAACCAAGGGTTTTTGCTCATCCAAGACTCAAGCTTTGGGTCAAGATCATTTTCTGATCGTTGCTGTCTTTGAGGTGCTTGCTGTTGCTGAATTGGCTCCGCAGCTTGTCGCTCTTGGCGACCCTTTTGAACACGAATGCGTTCTTTTTCAATGGCTAACTGAGAGATAAGATCTTGGGCTTCAGCCATCTTATCCATATCGCCATTGTCATATGCTTCTTTTAGCATTTTTTTAGCGGATGAAGATTGGCTTTCTACACGACCACCATATTCAGCAATGTAGCCTTGGTCCAATTCAGATATGCGTTTTTTTAAGTCTTCATTCTGTTGTTGAACCTGCTGTGCGTATGTATATGCCGCTTCCGACTCTTCAAGAGCTTGTTTACGCTTTGCAGTTAGCTGATTAATGCGTTTTTTAACATTATCGCTATAGTTTTCTAATTCTGAAGATGTGTCTTCCTGTACATTTGTACTGGTTTCTTCTTCAACAGAGGTTTCAACAGGAGTATTGACAGGAGAATCAACATCAATTGATGGATTCTGCTCGTCTTCTACTTCAAAGGTAACAGTTTCCTGTTTCTCGTTATTTTCTACTAATTGGTTTTCAACCATTATAAGCTCCTAAATACACTATACATAAGAAATATCTGCGGGGTCAAGGATTGTGGCTATAACATTATCGTCATTTATAAGCCTAACTTCTAAACCATCCACTTTAAATCTATTTCCAGCATATCTTCCCATTAATACCCATGATTTCTCACCACACCAAGCTCCTGTTGGAAATTTATTTTCATCAGTGTAAGCGTCTGGGCCAACTTTAACAACGTAAGCCGCAACTGTTGCATGATTTTCACGATCACGCACAGCTTCAGGAATAATAATTCCTCCAGCGGTTTTTTGTTTCATATAGTAGGGAATAACAAGAAGCCTGTATCCAACAGGCATAGGGAGCCTGTCAATAGCAGATACATCCATAGCTGATGGATCTTCTGTGTTTTTGTTTTCTTCCGAAGGCTCAAAGCCTTTTGATATTGCTTCTGGGACTGCACTAGATTGTCCTGTAAGCTTACTTGATGCCATCCTCTCAGGGACGAATAGTTTTTTAGCCATCTTCTAGCTCTATGCCTTTCATCGCGGTTTTTATATGTTCCTCACACTGGGTCAGGCCGCGTATCTGCCCCACCATGAACCGATAGTCGGAGTAATCCTCTATCGCACCATCCGCCAACCGCTGCGTATAATCAGCTTTGTCTTGGCGTATGTTCTTTAATAAATATTCCGCAAGTACAATTGCGTCCATTACTTCTTACCAAAAAACTTTGTTGCCGCTCGTGTACCAAAGCTTGCGCTCACGATAACACCAAGCGTGTATCTGTAGTATTCAGGCATTTCCTGCAAAGCAGTAAACCCATCTGTAACAATGCTTCTACCCCACTCACCGCAGAAGGCAAGCACTAATGGGACTGAAAATAAAATTGTAAGCCACTCGTCTTTCCAGCTGCTGGCAGATGCGTCAGCCATTTTGAGATCCCAATCAATCTCCCCCGTGGCCTTCTTTTCCATGATAACAGCTTCAGCCTTGGCTTTAGCAACCTTTGCCCCTGTCTCAGCTTTCTTTGTTTCAACTTTTCCCTCAAGCCATGTGCTGGCGAGGTTTGCAATCGGCCCTATTAATGCTTGTATCATTGTTTTAACTCCAGCATCAGTTTTAATTTAGCTAACTCAATCTCAAGCTGATGAACCCTAGTAACTGTGTTCTGCACCGACTGAGGCGGCTCAAAATCATCTATCCAGTTATCGTTTTCTTCAACTTCTTCCATTGTAAGTTCAAGATTGTGTTCTAAAAAAGATATGCGTTCTGTTAAACCAAAGTAAACCCAAACACTAACGGCTGTGAAAGCAATCATGCTGATAAGGTTCCGTAAAGGAATAGTTATCTCGCTTGCTTCATTTAGCTTGGTGGCTGCTTGTTTCATCATTTCTTCTTTTTAGGTTTTAATACACCTTTAAGTGTCTTGGCCTGTTTAGCGTGCAATTTAGAAGCTTTATTAAGACCTTTAACAACTTTTTTTATTTTTCTTTTATTAACAAGCATTAGCTGTTCCTCATCTATACTATTAGTTTATTTCTTGGTAAAAAAAAGCGTAAACATCGCCAAATATATAAAAATGAGCAATTAGAAGTCCCGTCATTGCTGCAAATAAAGCAGTGTTTTTACCACTATTTAACAAGTTTTTAATTATATTCATAAGATTGCCCTCTCATAATTCATTATTTTTTAGCCATGTAAGCCTGTGCGCCAAAATAAAATCCTACGATAGATGCCTGACTTAAAAACAACATATCGCTTAAACTAGCTAGAAATGACAACCTGCTTTCTGGTATCCACGGTATAAGCGGCAAAAGTGCGAAACCAACCATACTAGAAACAGCAACCCAAGCCATTCGTTTTTGAGCATAAGCCTTCTCCTCACGAAGCTCTAATTCAAGCATGTCTTTAGCGTGAGATATTTCCTCATCAGTCACAGTGCCATCGTTATCTAAGTCAAGTTTTGCAAACCTAGAGTTTTCAGAAAGCTGTTTAGCCATTAGTACGTTTTAAACTTTCTTTTACGCGAGACACTACCTTGACCACGACATACTTCGCCGCCTTTGTTAAATCCAAAATCACGTTGACCAGTTTTTGTGTCATATTTAAAACCCTTTCTTCCTGCGTCCAGCGCCTCTTTCATTATTCTAAGCTGCTCCTTACTAAGGCCGCTTAAAGTTTGCGTTAAAGAGGGCTTGTTCTTTTTCATGATTTTTTCTTTTTAGCCGTTGTTTTTTTCTTAGGAGATTTACCGCCTACCCAAGCTTCATTAAATTCTTTTGTAGAAAGATCGTCAGATTTTAAAGTGCCGTCTTCATTTCTAGCACGAACAGGCTCCTCTTTTTTAATAGGGGCGCTTTCAGCTTTATCAGCAGAAAGAGCGTTCTCTTCCATTAAACGTGTTTGACGTTTTTTTTCTTTTTCTACTGCCATAAATTTTGCACGAACAGAACTTGCAGACATCACATTTTCCTTTGTAAGTTTGCCGCAGCAATATCTCGCTGGGTCTGGATTCTTTCTTCAGCTACGCGAGTTTTTTCGGATGTAGCCTCTTCACTTAGGTCAAGTCTTTGTTGAGCTAACAACACATCGTTTTGCTCTTTTTGTTTTTCAAGCTCTTGTTTAGCTTCAAATTGTTTTTCTCTAGCCTGTATTTCAGCGCCCTTAAGAGCCAGTTCCTGTTGTCTAATTGCAACAAGGGGGTCAGTTTGACTAGAATCAGCAGGGGAAACGGCTTGAGCGTACTGTTCAGTAAGCTCACCAATAAGCTCGGCTGCTCTATTTGCAATCTCTGCTTGCACTTGCTGACCCATTTGGGGGTTTTGTTGAAGCATCATTTGAGCTTCTGGCGCAAGCTGAGACATAACTTCTTGCTGTGCCTGCATTTCAGCCATCATTCCAAGATGCTCTTGTATGTGACCCTGCAAGGTCATAACAATAGTCGCGTTAGCCTGTGCTACAGGAGTTGACAAAATAGCAAGGTGAGCCTCGACATGAGCTTGGTGGTTTTGCTCTGGAAACGCTTGGATTCTTTGACCACGCATGGCTTCCTGATTTTCTTTAGCAGGATTCATGGGCTGTGGTTGTGCTGGAACAGGAAGTAAAGCATCAATGTTAGTTACACCAAGAGCCTCATACATATTTCTGTAAGCTTGGTACAGACCCTGCGGCCCACCATGTATCTCTGGGTTTGACTGAACTAATTGAAGCTCTGTCTGCGCCAAAGCAATGCGCTGAGACATAGAAAAGATGTTTGGGTCTGATACAGGCAGGACATCAATGCGGTCATCAAAATCTTGCTGCTTTATTTCTGGTGGTGCGCCTGGATTAGCATACGGATAAACAGGAGCGGTGTTTCTAGCAAATATATTTGCTAAAATTTTAAACTCTTGTTTTTGTGCGTAGTGAAGGCGTTTATGAATGGCTGACATAACCTTTGTGCCACGCTCCATAATCGCCATAGTAGTCCCTACAGGCGTTTCTCCACCCATTTCACCTATCTTCATGTCTGCCATAGACGCAAAGCGTCTACCAGCCTCTACAAGCCCACCTAAAAGGCTATACAGAGTTTGTGAGGGCTCTTTAAATGGCAGTGGCATAATAGACTGGCGTATATCCATGCCAGCGGAGTCTATATCTCTAAACTCCCCTGGCTGTAAAGGCTCATCTTCATCACGAATACGAGCGCCACGAGCCTTAAACCCAGCAGGTAAGTTTGAAAGAGTTCCAGCATCAATTAGCTGTCGCAGAATACTTGTAGAGGCTTGAGATAAGCCACCAATCATATGAGTTAACCCAAACCCATAAAACCCAAGGCCGGGCAAGAACTTGTAATGCACAAAATATGACTGCCTGCGCATGAATGGGTCCATCTCGTCATAATTTCTACGAATAGACAATATATCGCCATTGGACTCAAGGATTGTCACTATATACGGTATTTTTAATCCAGTAGGCTCTCCTTCTTCATCCATGTCCTCAAAGCCAGGAAGGTCTAAAGAGGTATGAACTTCATGCAAAACTAACTCTTCTGATCCAGAGCCAGAAAGCTGCACGCCTTGCGCATCATCAATTGCTTCTCTTACACCACTAAAATCTTCAGAGCTATATGAGCTGCCCGGAAGTTCTATATCTTTGTAAAATCCTGCAAGTTGCAACTTTAAAACTTCGTTCTTATCCATGCGGATAATATGAGTAATGCGTGGCGCAGTAAGTAAATCAGTCGCCCCATAAGGAACAACAACATCTTCAGCATGTACAAATTTACTAACAGGCCTTTGCATAAGGGGGTCAAAGTAAACTTTTTTAAAGGTTGAACCAACAATAGGTAAATAGAAGAGCATTTGATCCGTTTCAGGGTCGTATTCTTCCATTTCGTAGGTAATCATATAATTCATGTAGTCTTTAACACGTTGAGCTTGAGCAACAAGCTCTGGTGTCTCAGCACCCATAGTTTGAGTGCGAACAGGACCGCCAGATGGCAACATTTCACGATAAGCTTGAGCTTGAAACTGTGTTACAGACTCGGCAAGAAGCGGATGAACAACACCAGTCGCGCCTTCAAATGGCTGACTACGCTCTTCATAGTTCATACCAAGAAGCTCAATGCCTCTCTTATATGAATCTTCCCAGTCCTGACGAGAAGAAAGATCATCATCAATGTCAGAGGATAAATCAGATGCGATTGGTCCTAACTCACTCTCATCAACGTAATCTGCAAGATTCGCATCAAAAGGAACGTTTTCAGCTACCTCTACTTCTTCATCTATCTCGCCAATAATAGCGGAGCCGTCATCCATTTCAAGAATTCTAGGCTGCGCAGGAAACTCTATAATATCAAGTTCTGCTTGACCTTGAGGTATAACCTCTGGCTCACCAATCCCAGATCCTATTCCTTTTTCAATAGCCATTTCTAATCCCTTTTGATTAGTGAGACTGATCTCGGCGCTCTCATGAGAAGGGCATTAATCATGACAGCAAAGCCATAGATCAGCCTCTTTTTTAGTATAACACCAAAATCAAATAACATCACTTTATCTTAACTTTTCTAGGCGCACCCATGTAAGCCTTGCCCATACCACGAACTTCTCCGCCTTCCTTAAAGCCTGAAACCATTTTTTTAACACGTTTCTTATCAGAATCTGAAATGGTTTTTCCGCTTTCTTGCGTAACACCTGAAACCATTTTTTTAACACGCCTTCTATCAGAATCTGAAATGGTTTTCCCAGACTCTCTAGGGATTGAATCTACTTTCTTACGATCAGCGTCTGAAATAGTTTTTCCACCATCTTTAAAACCCTTAACGCCACGACCTTTAAGAATATCCTTTTTTGTAACCTTGCCGTCACCTGTTAAGTCAGGAAATGCAGCGCCGCCTTTTTTCATGCCAATAGCCCGTTTGCTTTTTAGGGATTTCATAGCTCGTTCTTCCTTTATGTCTTTATCTTGTGACGTAGCCAATGCGGTATCAAGGCTCTTGGAACCTCTCCTCATACGAGTCTCTCCACCTTCTTTATCCACGAAGCTCTGACCAGCGCCTAATATGAGGTTTCCTAGTCCTTTTGGAAAAACACGTTTTAATTGTTTTAAAGCCGATCTGTTTTTTTCACCAGCAGTTTTAGATTCCTCAAACTTTTCCAAGGCTGCGGCTTGTCTTTTAGTAAGCTGAGCAAAGCTCTCGTTTTCATTTGGCTTATTCTTTGCGGTTCTAGGCATTTAAAATACTCCTTTAAATCTTTGTGGACGGGCTATTGGACTAAATTTTTTTATCATGACGCTTTTTTTGCGCTTCTTCTTTTGAGGGCTAGGCTTAGGCTTCGATCCTATTCTTAGTGCCATTAGAAAGTGCCTTTGAATTTACCGCCACGCCCTTTAAGCACGGCTCCACCATTTTTGTAGCCAGGCGTAAA